CATCTGACCAGAATGGAAGGATCTGATATCCTGGTATTCCTTTGAATTCTGGCTCGCCTTGATCGTTATAATAAAAATAAATCCATCCGATTCCGCCGTTTACGCTGTCCTGGCTTACATTATGCAGTGTTCTTAAAAACTTTGCTCCAAATATTTTGGTCAGTTTTTTTGAATATACTTCATTTTTGCTCTTGATCGTAAACGGTTTACCTACCAGATAGTTTACTTTTTGGTCAACTGATTTCGCATATTGGTTATCTACAATCCGATTGTTTGGAAGGTTATCCACCTCTTCCAGCTTTCCATCTCTTCCAATTGCCATTCGCTTTCTATGCAGAATATCTTGCTGACCGATATAATATTTCTCGCCTGTTATCTGTTCTTCCCTTTCCCTGGATCTATACCATAATTTGATCTGCTGCTCAAAAAACTGATTTTCAGTCATTCCGGTATATCCACCCAAAGAAATAATCTGATTTATTTTTCTTGTTTCCTCAAACGGCTCAATCACTGTATCACCTCTAATCAAAACTGAATGTTGGTCCTGTGAGAATATCCTCAAGCGCGTATCTCATAGCGTCCATCAAGTGGTTAAATTCATCCACCGGTTTGTTTAACTTCTTTCCCGATTTGTCCTCATCCCAACGATAAAGACCAATTTCGGTGATAAAGTTCACGCATCTTGGATGGATGATGATGTGATAATCTTGAATGTACTGGATGCCATTGTTGATGCTGTCTCTTCCTTTTCGGCACTCTCTAATGTTATAAATTCCTTCATCGTGGATCTCATCAATGCTTTTGGGTTCTGCTTGGTCAGCTTTGATTCGTTCTTTCGCGTAACCCATGGCTTTTATCTTTTCTGCAATCCTGCGGTTGCTCAATCCCTTTTCATACATTTCATCAAAAACCCAGATTGTTCGAGTTGAGGTATCAACCAAGCCACAAAAAAGCGCTGACGGGTCTGCAGTATATCCAAAGTCCAGTCCGAAAGCTGATTTGATTCCTGGAATTGCTCTGATTTCGTCCAGACTGAATGCTTTTTCTTCCCAATTTTCATAGACAAGCCCATCTACAATTCCCCAATCACCTTCACCCGCTACCTTGAATCGGCGTGGATTGTTCTTTCGCATCTCTTCAAATACTCGAAGATCCGCTTCATCCAGCCACTCATTGCAGCGGAAGTTTGTGGTCATTGCCAGAATGTCCGGTGATTCCTTGTCAAAAAACTGGCTTTTTAACCAGTGTTTTTCATTCCATGGGTTAAATGTGATCGTCCACTGTTTGAATAACCCTGTTTCCTTTGGGATTGCACCTCGGATGGATTCATCCAGTGTATCAAAGTCGCTTTTATTAAGTATCTCATATGCCTCTTCCAGCCATGCCCAGCAAAGATAACCTTTTTTTACAGTGACAGACGTAATTTTCAGCGGATCATCCAGCCCTCTAAAATAAATCTTCTGTCCTGTCGGTTTGTATGTCATTTCCAGCGGGCTTTCCTTGATTTCCCAGAATGCTTCTACCCCCAATCGGCTGATTGCCCATTGAAGCTCTGTGAAGCAGCTGTCTTTAAGCGTTCTATATACTTTGCGGATCACAAGCGTGTTTGCCTGCGGATACTGCATCATTCTGTAAATAATATTGAGTGCGGTTGTTTTTGACTTTTTGCTTGCACGGCTGCCTTTGCATACCCTATAACGACCTTTGAAGTTCCAAAATGTTCCATACCCTTTCCCAACAACGTCAGGAAGGTATATCTGTTTTGCATTGCCTGAGTTAATCTTCAAGATCTTCACCACCTGATATTATTACAGGCATCGGTACCTCTATATTGGAATCTGTCTTTGTTGTGTATCCATAATGTGACATCCAAAGGCCGGCGAGTTGTGTTGGTATGATTCCTAATTCAAACTTACTTCTTGCATCTACTTCACATTCTTCTTTCATGCGCGTGACCATGTCCGAAAAAGTGTCATCTGATGCATAAGTTTGATAAAATGTTGATCTTGGAATTTTTGCAAATACACAAAATCCCTCAATCGTATAAGTTATGCTCCTTCTTAATTCTTTACTAACAAATTCGCTGTTTTTTGAGCTGAAATCATGGGTCAAAACCATCTGATTATCACAATATGCTTTATACTCTTCCCACTTTTTTTCCATTTGCTTTACTGTTTTAAAGTTTCTTGTTCTGCCCATGCCTTTTCACCTTTTTTTGGACAGCAAAAAAGCCGGCCTTTGCAGGCCGACTTTTTTTGCAAGTTTTATATTTGGGAGATTAAAGTGAATGAATCAAGAAATCCTTTTTATTTCAAAATAATCATATCATTATTTTGAATGGCTTTCTATATGTTTTTAGTGGCTTTTTGTGGCTTTTTTTGGCTTTTTATGGCTTCCTCTGGAATGGAATCTAATGCTTTTTTATGGATTTTTGCAATCCAACTATAATCTCTATATGACATTCTTGCTATTTCTCCAATTCTCATTCCTTCAATGTAATGTTGCCGAAGTATTTTTCTTTGTTGTGCATCTGGAACCGAACTAATCACGTCTGATATTTCTTCCAGCTTTTCTATTATTTTCAGTGTGTTTTTATCAATTTGATCTGTGAGGTCCGCAATATGTACAGCTGCTGTCTGTATTTTATTTCCTGCTCTACCCTTTGGCATTCCGGTCATACTTGGGGTTATTCTGGATGCAATTTCAGACCATCTTACTTTTTGCTCTTTCAGCCATTGATATTCTTCTTCTAGCTCTTGATATTGTCTAAGATAACCTATTTTATCCTGTCTGGTCAATGGTACCACCTCCTGCTTTATCTCAAAATTTTAAGGATTATTCTTGTTGATCTTCCATTTCTTCCCTCATACGATCAATCCTTTCTTGATTAAGAGCAATAATTCTCAGCATTGCTTCATCGTTTATTGCGTCCGCACACCTTTTTAAGTCATCCACCGAACAATTAGAATACGCTTGCATCACATTTCCATTTTTAGCTACATACGCCACAACAATTCCTTGTGCCTCATCTTCATAAATATCATTTAATATTTTAGTGAAAAAGCCCGTTATATTTGGCGGAAGTTTGTCGGATAAAACGATTGCATTTATTTTCTGCATTTTCATTACTCCCTAACATGGTCTATCCAGGCATATTGTTTGGATATCCTCTCAACCTCGTTTTCTACCCAATCTCTGATTGGGTCCACTGGAAAGATCAGTCTATCCAACCTTTCAATCCACGATTCTTTTTTTGGAGAATACTGATTTATTCTGCTGTCGAGTGCATTTATTGTCACACAAGCCCCCGCGCCTCCGCCTCCAATGGTCCCAGACGCTCCGCCCATTGTACCTGTATATGGATATCCGCAAGGGTTCCACATTCCAGCAGATGTGTAACCCCAAAAACTGATGTGAGGAATCTGATTCTGTATGCACTGCTCCATTTGCATCATCTGCAGTCTGGTATTCATGTTCATTTGTGCCACTTGTTCATTGATGGCGGATTTAGGTGACTGGCAGACACACTGCTGTAGGGAATACATTGTGTATGGATATTGACTTGAGTAATACAAAGTCACTTCCCCCTTTGATCTTTTATTTTTCCTGTTAGTATCATATGTTCCCGAATCAGCTTATCTATCACTCGCCCAGGCTCTTTATATCCAGCCATCTTTGCCAGCGCCTGCAAATGATAGGCTGTCTGAGCAGTGACCAGCACTGATATCCTTCTCATGTTTTTCTTTGACATTTCACCACACCTTGTCCCGCTACTGGAATGTTGTGCTAATTACTAGCACAACTCTTTCACGTTATTCCTCCAATTTTCTTCCGCGTTATTCCTCCTCTCTTTTCTCTTGGTTTTCCTCAAAGAAACGCGCCTCGAACATTTCTTTCCCGTCAAGGAACTTAATTTTTCTCGGTGAAACTTCTGCCATTTCCCCGTTTTCGTACTCCACAAGGGCAAAAACGCCTGAAACAACTCCACCCCCGTGTCCTCCAATGGTTACTGCCGGCGGAACAATTTCGCTCACTTGCGTCCATCTGTGAAAAAGAGCTTTCTTGCCGTTTGCCAGACATACTCTATACTCAGCTGTTTTAATTGTGATACTTCCGTCAAGACTTGCCATCTTTATTCCCCCCTCGGTTCAAACCAATCACAAAAGCCGTCACTGCGTACAATACCTTTTACATAGCAAAAAAGATTTTGTCCTCTAATCTTTTGCCTTTTACAAACACTGCACCTTCCAATCGGCGGAGCAGGGCGGGTGTTCCATACTTTCAGTGCATCTTCTTCACTTTCGCTCCACATGGGTAATCCAGCTATTAAATTGCACATATCTTTTACATTGCTGCAAGCAACATGATACGATTCTCTGCCTGTTATATCCTGTTGCATCGTTGCTTTACCACCGCAAAACGGACACGGCAGCGCAATCCCTTTTGCCGTGCATTCTTCCTGAGCCTGTTTGTCGCCAAGCAGAGCGCGGCGGATGAGTTCTTTTTCTGTAATCATTGTTTTCTCTCCAATCTGTGAGATGTAATTTCTGACTTGATTTCAAAAATATCGCTATAAATATCCGCATATTCATCATTGCAAACATAAAGATTGTATTCAGATGTTCCTTCTTCTTCTACAATTCCCACATATTATTTGTTTTTGTATCGCACATCAGCCGTCCCTCAGGGCTTGTACATTCATCGGTTACTTCGTCTAACCATTTGCATCCCCAACAACCTCCATTATCATCAGCTGCTTGCTTTAATTCAGCAATAGCAAGGTTTAGTTGTTTCTCTAGCCTTTCGATATACTCCGCAGCATACAAGAGATAAGGCTCTCCACCAACCCTCAGAATGTTTTTGATTTTTTCGTTCATTTCAGGGTAAAGTTCCATAATCATTTCTCCCTCTCTCTCATCCTTTCCAGTGCAATTTCGGCATCTTTTTCAGTTTCGTACCACTCTTTTTCTTGGAGTGTAAAGAATTCAGAGCCAGAACTTACGCCAACAAGAACTTCATCTTCGATATACATTTCTTCCACGGTTGCGGACTTGATTAGCATTTCGCACGCTCCCCCTATATAATACAAAGTATCTCCCACTTTGAACGGTAGTACCACACACTTTCCTTCCCTATCTGCCTGCACAAGCTCTTTCAGGCGGTCAAGGTCGTATTCGTCTCCGAGGATATTTTCGATTTCTTGGAGCCTTTTCCAGATATGGCTATAGCCCATTTCGTTTGCCAAATCGTTTTCGGCTTCTTCCTATGTGCGCTTGCTCGTGATTCTTTCCATGCTTATTTTCCCTCCTCGCAAACCTCATAGCACCGGCACACTTCTTTTTTGGCATAGCTTTTGATGTCCGCTTCCAGCTTTTGGGATTCTCTTTTTGGAAACTCCGTTTGGTATCTGGGGTTGGTATGTACGATTGCCCTTGTAAGCTCCGGGAAAACCAGAATCAGCACATCCAGATTGCAGCCTTTCCAGATTACCTTGTCGATGATTGCATTGATTACGATTTTGAGCTCACGCTTGATTTTTCGCTCCAACCAAAGTCGCTTCTGCTCAATCTCCTCTTGATAGGTGTATCTTTTATCCATGGTGTCCTCCTGTATGTAAATAAGCCTCCATTGCTTCAAAGTCCAGCGTTCCAGTTACTGAGCTTTGTGCTTTCTGTGGTGTGCTGTAGCCGTTCTTCTCCCATGTTCGGATTGCAGCCTTCCAGTCCTTCATCGGGTTCTTGCCCACCTTCCAGCCGTTTGCCTCATAGTAGTCCACAAATCGGTTGGCATCCACACTGTTGCCCCTCTCCCGGCAATATGCCTGTACCTCCTCGATTGTCGGCTTTGTAAAGCGGGCGCGGGCGGGCTTGTCCGCCTTATTCTTTTTCTCTATCTCTCTATCTATATCTTTATCTATATCTATCTCTATATCTGTGTTACATGATGTTTCCGGTGGATTACATTTTGTTTCGAGTGCGTTACTCGCTGTTACACCTTCATTACATTGTAACGCTTTTTTGCTCCGAAAGGCTCTAACGCGCTCGGCTGATTCGTTTTCCGAGCCGATACCTTTCAAGGCTTCTGGAAGCAGATAGGCGCCACTTCCAGACTCCTCTATCAAGCCCTGAGAGGCAAGATATGAGAGCGTAACCTCCACATTTTCCGGCTCCTCATTGAGTTTGAGGGCGAGCTCCTCGCAAAAAGTAGGCTCAATTCCCTCATACTCAATAACGCCCTGATTTTTGATAGAGAGTAGCTGCATCTTGAGATAGATTACGGTGTATGTATCGCCTCCGGCAATCTTGC